CGTACACATACGACTTTGAAATAGATGACCATGAAGTTTTGGACACAGTAACGGGGTACTAATGGCTACAAAAAAATCTAAGTCAAGAGTAAATGAAGCTGGGAACTATACAAAGCCCACCATGCGTAAAAACTTATTTAACAAGATTAAGGCAGGTGGCAAAGGCGGTAAGCCGGGACAGTGGTCTGCGCGTAAAGCCCAGATGCTTGCTAAAGAGTACAAAGCAAAAGGTGGTGGTTACAGATGAGTAACCTAAAAAAACCACAGCGGTCATTAAAAAAGTGGACAAAACAAAAGTGGCGTACAAAGTCAGGTAAGCCTAGCACTCAAGGCTCAAAAGCCACTGGAGAGCGTTACTTACCTGAAAAAGCTATAAAGTCGTTGTCTTCCAAAGAGTACGCTGCAACATCCCGTAAAAAAAGAAAAGATACAGCGGCAGGCAAACAACACAGTAAACAACCTAAAAAAATAGCCAAGAAAACAAAACGAGCGCGTAAGGTATAACTATGGAGTACGGTGACAACGACACCCTTGCCACTGAGCAACATATTGAAGATTGGGTCATGGACAAGTGCAATACTTGGCGTGACCACTACGAATCCAACTACGCAGAGCGTAACGAAGAATACTACAGGCTCTGGCGCGGTATCTGGGCAGCACAGGACTCAGACAGAAAGAGCGAAAGAAGCAGAATTATCAGCCCTGCACTACAGCAGGCTGTGGAGTCCAGCGTAGCGGAGATTGAGGAAGCTACGTTTGGTCGCGGTAAATACTTTAGTATTACTGATGACATGGACGACCAAGACAATCAGGACATTGTGTACCTGAGAACCAAACTCCACACTGACCTAGAGAAAGCAAAGCTACGTCAGTCCGTAGGAGAGTGCCTTATCAATTCAGCAGTCTTCGGAACAGGGATTGGTGAGGTAGTGCTTGAGGAAGTCAAAGAGATGGCTCCCGCCACCCAACCTATCATGGGTGGTGAGTTGACAGCAGTGGGTGTCAATGTGACTGACCGAACAATGGTCAAGCTGCGACCCATCCTTCCTCAAAACTTTCTCATCGACCCTGTTGCTACTAACGTAGACAACGCGCTTGGAGTTGCTGTAGATGAGTTTGTGTCGCGCCATTTGGTAGAGGAACTACAGGAGTCTGGAGTGTACGCTGATGTGTACGTCGGTAACGCTCCAAGAGACTATGAGCTAGAGCCTGACCAAGAGCTATCCAGCTTTGATGACGATAAAGTACGTCTAACAAAATACTACGGTAAAGTACCTCGACACCTGCTACTGAAGTCTGAAAAAGAACTGATGATGCAGGACGGCGATGAGGACATAGCTGAGATAGAAACACTTGTAGAGGACGATGACGACGAAACAACTGAAAGTTTCTACGTGGAAGCAATCATTGTCATTGCCAACGGTGGCATACTCCTGAAGGCTGAAGAAAACCCCTACATGATGGGTGACCGCCCTATCGTTGCATTCCCTTGGGATGTTGTGCCGGGACGGTTCTGGGGTCGTGGTGTTTGTGAGAAAGGCTTTAACAGCCAAAAGGCGCTTGATACAGAGCTTCGCGCACGTATTGATGCCTTATCCCTTACTGTGCACCCAATGCTCGCTATGGACGCTACACGGCTTCCTAGAGGGTCTAGGCCAGAGGTACGCCCCGGTAAGATTGTCTTAACCAACGGTGACCCACGGCAAGTCCTACAACCCTTTAACTTTGGTCAAGTTAGTCAGATTACATTTGAGCAAGCCAATGCGTTACAAAGAATGGTACAGATGTCTACAGGAGCGATTGACTCTGCTGGCATCCCCGGAAGCATCAATGGAGAGGCTACAGCTGCTGGCATCAGTATGTCTCTTGGTGCTATTATTAAGCGTCACAAACGCACACTAATAAACTTCCAAGACTGTTTCTTAATACCGTTTGTTAAGAAAGCTGCGTGTCGTTACATGCAGTTTGACCCTGAAAACTACCCTGTTGCTGACTACAAGTTCAACGCTACTTCCACACTGGGCATCATTGCCCGTGAGTACGAAGTAACACAGCTTGTACAGCTACTACAAACAATGTCACAGGACTCACCTCTGTACAACACACTTATAGAGTCCATCATTGACAACATGAACCTGTCAAACCGTGAGGAACTGACTGCTAGACTACAGGAAGCAGCACAGCAATCACAACCTACTCCAGAGCAACAACAGTTGGCTCAGGCTGCACAACAGGCACAGCTTGCCTTCCAGCAGTCTCAGACAGCAGCGTTGAATGGACAAGCTACTGAGTCACAAGCCAGAGCGCAGAAGATGGCTGTAGAAACTCAGTTGGCACCACAGGAGCTAGAGATTGATAGGATTAAGGCCATCACAACCAACCTACAGGCAGGCGACCAAGACGATAAGGAGTTTGAACGTAGGCTGAAGATGGCACAAACTATGCTGAAAGAAAAAGAGATTGACCTCAAGATTGGACAGCAGCAACGGCAAGGACAGTAACATGGTAATCACTTCAGTACAATTTCAAGACGCTATTAACCAAATCAACGCCAAGTTTGAACAACTTGAAAACAAGATTAAGGAACTAGAAGCTAAGAATGAAGCGAAAAAGCCAGCGCAGACGCGCAAGACTAAACAAGAGGCTGCTTGATGGCGAAACCAAGGAAAGGAAAAGCAAAAGTAAAGATAACTTCTAGCGGGAAGAAAGTCTCCTATGGACAAGCTGGTAAAGCAAAAGGCGGTGGCCCTAGAGTCAAGCCCGGTACCAGCAAGGGGGACAGTTACTGTGCTAGAAGTTTAGGTATCAAAAAGAGATTACCTAAGAAAAAACAGAATGACCCTAACACTCCGAACAACCTGTCACGCAAGCGTTGGAAGTGTTCAGGAGCTAAGTCAAGAAAAAAATAAGGACTAACCATGATGGAATCTGAGTTTATACCTGTATTTGATGACCCTGAAACAAGTGCTTTACGGCTCAACTCAGAGACAATCTCCTACTTAGGAGGTTCCCTCATTGAAGCACAAGACCCTGATGTACAGCTAGAGATTCTGGAGATGATTAAACAGCATTCTGCTTTTGTCATAGAAACTAGCACAAAGATAGTAAACAGAAAGTCCGGTAAGTTACGGGCAGTATAACAAGGAAAAACAATGACCGATAACGCAATCAAGGTGCCACAGTGGGCGCTACCTATCGCAGCAGCCGCTGTCAGCCTAGCTGTAGCTTGGGGTGTACTACAGGCTAACACAGCCCACGCATCAGAGGACAGGGAGCGCATTGCTGCCATAGCGGAGCAAGCCGCAAAAAAGGCTCAGGAGAACGGACAGGCACAGGCAGTGACGGAGCAGAAGGTGGAAGCGATAGTCAACTCTCTGGCTCGTCAGGAGAAGATTCAGGAGAAGACCAACGAGCAGATACAAGCCCTCGTACAAGCTCTTCTAGCCAAGTAAACTATGACCCAGAAAACCCAAACTTGTTCTGCGACATGCGAGAGTACAGGATGTTGCGGTATGTGCAGCCCCCAGCAAAACGACACAGAGTTGCAAAGAACTGGCTGTTGTTCAACAAGGGGCAGTGCGGATACGGTGCGGAAGTGTATGTGCGCAACCAAGGCCCAAGAATCCTTGGCACAGCATGGGACACCAAGCTAGTAATTTTAACTTGGGACTTGAGAAAGCCCACAGCTATTAAAACACAGGCTGTCAAGAAAAAGAGAAGGATATAGTGGAAGCTATACCTCCTTTCCCTAATAGTGTCAATGCACATGAGTTTATAGTAACTGACAAAGTTAAAGAGTCTTACTCTATAAAACAAAAAACATATGCAGTCAAAGGCGCTGTACAGGCTATAACTTATCTTGAACAGTTCTACTATGAGTATAGAAATGGGCAGCTAATGGTCACTATCTTAAAAGTGTTTAACCAAGACAAATATACGGTAGACCTTAAAGCATGACCATGTTAATTTTTATGCTGGTTATTCTTGAGAAGAATGTACCAACACTGGAAATAGCCTTCCGTGAGTTGACTTCTTGCCTTGAATACAAGACAGCCTTAGTGCATCAGGATGTCGGTCAGAACGCTATTGTAATGCCTAAGACCAGACACTTTGATGCGTATTGCGAACCCAGAGTAGTGCCTGTATCTGATGTAGGTACTAAGCTGTTACTTAGAGACCCACCCAAAAGAGAGGAAGACTGATATGCCAATGGTAGGCGGTAAAAAATACTCGTATACACCTAAAGGTCGCGCAGCGGCTGCTAAAGCTAAAAAGCGTATGACACCTAAAAAGAAGAAAAAGTAAAAATAATCCTTTACTTTTTGTTAAAAGTATGATATAATCTATCTTGTATCTTAAACTAATTAAGGGAATACATAAGATGACTAAAGAACTTGAAGTTTACTTTGCTAACTACTTTGAGATGTTTCGTTCAGAAGGTTGGAAACAACTTCTTACTGATTTGAACCAAAATGTAGCGCAGATAAACTCAGTTGAACAAACAACAGATAATGAGAACTTGCACTTCCGTAAAGGACAACTTGCAATACTTGCTACTCTGTTTAACCTAGAAACTCAAATTAACAATGCTGAGAAAGAAGCTAAAGAAGAACCACAAGAAGAACTAGAGCTAGAAGCATAATGTTCAAATTGTACGACTTCAAGTGTCTTAATGGGCATGTATTTGAAGCATTAGTCACTGAAGACCAACACACTATTAGGTGCGAGTGCGGTTACAGTGCTAAAAGGATTATCTCTCCTATCAGGTCTAGTTTAGACCCCATCAGTGGGGACTTTCCTGACGCCACTAGGCGTTGGGCTAAGGCTAGGGCGAGTCACATCCAATACGAGAAAAAGCAAAGTTCGTAGCTAGAACCCTTTTTTTAATCTCTCCATAATACTAAGGTACGGAGTTTAATAATGGCTAAAATAATTGAGCGTGAGGATGAGCAAGCGTCTACTGAAGACGTATTTGCTGAACAACAAGAACAACCGGAAGTGGAAGAACAGGTAACTCCTAGTGAACCTGAGATTCCTGACAAATACCAAGGTAAGTCTGCACAGGAACTTGTACAGATGCACCAAGAAGCTGAGAAGCTATTGGGGCGTCAAAGTTCTGAAGTAGGTGAACTACGTAAGGTTGTTGACAATTACATCCAAGCACAACTCACCCCGGCACCACAACAAGAAGAACAAGTCGAAGAAGTAGACTTCTTTACTGACCCTGAGAAGGCAGTAGCACAGGCTATCCAGAATCATCCTAAGATTAAGGAAGCTGAATCAGTAAGTCAACAGTACAAGATGCAAACTGCATTGTCTGCACTGAAGACTAATCACCCTGACATGGAGAGTATCCTACAGGATACAAAGTTTGCAGAGTGGATTCAAGCATCCAAAATCAGGACGAAGCTGTTTGTAGCGGCAGACAAGGAGTACGACTACGAAGCTGCTGATGAGCTTTTCAATCTTTGGAAAGAACGTCAACAGATGATTGGTCAGGCTGCAACTGCTGAGAAGCAAAGTCGCAAGCAAGCAGTACGAACAGCTAGTACAGGCAATGCCAGTGGTAGCTCTGAGTCAAGCCCCAAGAAGATTTACAGACGCGCAGACATTATTAAACTTATGAAAGAAGACCCTCATAGGTATGCTGCTCTACAAGACGAAATAATGAGAGCGTATGCTGAAAAGAGGGTCAAATGATATATCTTAGGAGATATTAAATGACTGATTCTACATATCCCGCGACTGGGGGGTTTGTTGACAATACTAGCGCAGCAACCTTTATCCCAGAAATTTGGAGTGATGAAATCATCGCTGCATACCAAAAGAACCTTGTTCTAGCCAATCTTGTAAAGAAGATGTCAATGGCTGGCAAGAAAGGTGATACTATCCATGTACCTAAGCCTGTACGTGGCGATGCACACGCTAAAGCAGAGAACACTGCTGTAACTGTGCAGAACGCTACTGAAGGCGAAGTGCAAGTATCCATCAACAAGCACTTTGAATACTCACGCTTGATTGAGGATATTACGGATGTACAAGCCTTGTCTTCTTTGCGTCAGTTCTATACTGAAGATGCTGGTTATGCACTGGCTAAGCAAGTTGACACCGACCTGCACTCTCTGGCTACAGGCTTGGGTAGCGCGGGTTCTACATCTTCCACCTACGCAAACAACGGCGGTACTTTCTTTGTAGATAACTCAAGCTCTAACGCTCTGACTACCTACGCTGTTGATACCGTAACAACTTCAGATGTTTTCGTTGACTCTGCGTTCCGTGCTATCATTCAGAAGCTGGACGATGAGGACGTACCTATGGACGGACGCAGCTTTGTTGTTCCTCCTTCAGTGCGTAATACCATCATGGGTATTGACCGATACGTTAGCTCTGACTTCGTAAACAACGGTCAGGTTACTAACGGCCAGATTGGTCAACTCTACGGTATTGACGTTTACGTTAGCACCAACTGCCCTGTAGTCGAAACTGCTGCTGCTAACTCAGCCAGTACAGTAGACTCTTTGGGCGCACTCTTGTTCCACCGTGACGCATTAGTTATGGCAGAGCAGATGGGTGTTCGTTCTCAAACTCAGTACAAGCAAGAGTTTCTCTCTAACTTGTTCACTTCAGACACTCTGTACGGCACCGCTGTACTGCGTCCTGAAGCTGGTTTGACTTTGGTTGTGCCTAAGTAACAACCGCTAAGCATGGGGCTGCTTCGGTGGCCCCTAGCTTTCTTTTTAAGGTGAGTATATGTGGCAATCTTTGATTGGGCCTATAGCTGGTTTAGCAGGTACTTTCCTTAAAAACAAAGCTGCTGAAAAGCAAGCTGTCCATGAATCCAAGATGCGCCGTATTGATGCGGACGCTGATTGGGAAACTCAACAAGCCGCAGCATCTCAGTCCTCTTGGAAGGACGAGTGGTTTGCTATTATCCTAAGTTTACCGTTGATAGGTGCCTTTATACCGTCAATGGTTCCATACGTTGAGCAGGGGTTCACTGTCTTGTCTACAATGCCAGACTACTACAAAGCATTCCTTGGTGGCGCTATAGCTGCCAGCTTTGGTATCAAAACCTTGTCTAGCTGGGGTGGCAAATGAGAGCAGAGCAGTTCTTCTTTGGTAACCCCTTTGAGTCAGAGTTTGACTTACCTCCCGGCTTCATGGGCGGCGTGGCTGTGCAGGAGCAAGAAGAAGAACAAGAAGAACAAGCAGGAGTTACACCTCCACTAGCTTCTAATCCTCTGTACACAGGAGGAACGCTAGGCTCTATTACTGACGCATACAAAGACGTACTAGCTTCTGGAGCAACCACAGATGACCCAGACGAAGTAAGTGCTTACTATGATTTAGGTCTTAGGGAGTCAGAAGAAACTTCAGGGTTAGACCCTTTTGCTGATACCTTTGGCTCTGAAGCCGCAGGTATGGGCGGTGTATCTGCCGCTGCTGGTGCAGGGATGAATATACCCGCAACTGCACTGTCAAACGTT